GGCATCTCGACTAGCCAGTGCGACCAACAACGGATCACTTGAAATCTGTCCCACTTTGGCCTGAGACAGATGGAGTTTGAGAGTTTCAATGTCGGAACAAGAGACATCATAGTGAGTGGCATAGTAATATTGAATATCATGTAAACTAGCCTTAAGGGGCTTACCATACTTATGCCTATACTCACCCAAATCATCACGGATAATTTTCCCATCACCCAGACCACTCTTCAACGCTGTTCCAAGTGATCCTAACAAAGGGTCAATTTGTCCGTAATGGTTTAAGGTTTCACAAATGCCGCGAAGCCATGCCTTCTGATTTTCCACATTTCTATTAACCATATCTGAGCATAGCTTTCCCAACATTTTCCCCACCTTTGGGACCAAAACACACGTCTCCCCACTCCTAAAGAAACGTGCAGAGCAGAATTCAACATCTTCCTCCTGATATCGAATATGTGCTTCAACCTCCATACCAAAATTTGCATACTGGTCCACAATGCTGCCATTACTTAGAACAAATTGCAGTTCCTCATCCGTGGTTACTGTAACACTGTCATCACCAAAAATAATGGAAATCCACTTTCGACCAATACCATGAATTTTCAACTTCATGGCAGCATTCACCAATGTATCACCAAAACTAGTGTCAGGCCAACCTGACTGCATAGTGTAGGGTATGGAATAGAGTGTTCCGTTGTTTGTGCGTCCTCTTGACAATTTTCTTTTAAGAGCACGGTACACTCGCCGCGGAAATCGTTTTCGATAATAAGAATCCAAAAAACCAAAAGCACCTTCTGTAAGATGCATATCGAAACGACTTTGATCATCCTCCAAAAATACGACGCGTTCCCCAGCGTCGCACATGGATGTGATACAAACAATTGCTTTCGCAAATGAATCACCGATCTGATCATTGCTTAAGCCACACGTATAAACTATGTGTTGACCTGCGCGGACTTCGCAGGACTCAAAATTGTGTGGCCGAAGCCCCTCCCTCAGGGCTTT